AGCATCAACTAATTGCTGTGCAGTTGGCAATCCAGTTGCTAAAGTTAAGTCCCCATCAATAGCAACTTTGGCTACACCACAGTTATTTCCAGTGGATATATTTATACCAACCTCTGTTATGCCTGATGGGGTAGTAAACTCGATGTATTGGCCGGTAGCATTTGCATAAGTAGTTCTTCCTCCAAAATAGACAGAGTTTATGCCATCTGTCCATGAAGTACTTTTTGTTATTTGGGCATCGGTATCATTATAAGCTCCATACAATTTTTTAACCTTTACGGTTTGAATACGAATAGCATTTACACCCAAAGTCGGCTCCGCCCCGTCTCCAACCGCAAGCTCGTAATTCAAGAACCGGTCTTCTCCTAAATTCTGAGAGACAATAAAGGTTCTGCCATTTCCCCACTCCCGCCGAAACCCAACCTGATTGGTTATAGAGTTAAATTTATTTAATATAGATTGCCAACGGCCACTACCAAAGAAAGCCATTAGTATCCTCCAACATTACCAACAATATCCCATTTGGTATCAGCACCATTAAAGCAAAACTGAATATACATAGTTTTACTTATAGTTGTAGCAGTAGGTAAAATAACATCGGTCCCCGTCCGGTAAATTGCGTTCCAAGCCAATGCCTGCGAAGTACCATTATCTTTAATCCTGATGATGAGTTCCTGTCCATCAACAGGTGTGCCTGTGGGCGCACCAAAAGTTGCTCCTACGGCTAAGGCCATCACGGTATAGAATATTCTTGCTCCTGCCGTCCCTACTGATGGTGTAGGTGTGGCACTGCTGGTAACAGTCCCAGAGGCCCGAACGAAAGCCGACACCATTCCATCACTCGGCACCTTGCCGCTGCCGCCTGCAAGCGTGGAGTCAGTAGTATTGAGCCAAGCCCTAGGAATTTCAAGTTTTTCTGGCATATTATACCTCTAACAAAAGAACAATGATATAATACAATTAGCAGGAGTGCCTTGAGTTTGCTCAGAGGCTAAGATATAAGGAAAACAATCCAAAGGAGGATTAAAAGTGATGGCATCCTGAGTATTGGTAAGAGTAGGGTTAGTAATAAAAGCTCCAGTACCAGTCCTATTTCTTACTTTTAACACATCAGTTGCTGCAGAACCGGTCCATCCTATTCCAGACAGTCTAATACCATTAGGAAAGTACGTGGTGATGTCAAAGTTAGAAATGCCAGCAGCATTTGGAACAATTTGTATAATTTCATTAATTATAGTAATTGTATCAGCCATCTCCTTCCTCCTATGGCATATTGTCTAGTTGAGCTTTAGACTCAAGTTTTCTTCGTTCAGAGGTTCCAAACTCAGTCTCATAGACTTTAGTTCCGGCACCTCGATCATACTGCAATGGGGGTAGGTTCCTCAACTGCCTCTTAACTTTCGCATCATGCACCTTGGCCTTTTCATTTTGTGTGTGCCAATCAGGTAGTTTGTGGACAGCAGTTGGGTCAAATAAGTCATACACGATAGCAGGACTTGAAATGACCTTAGAACCTACCCCCTTGCATTTTGGACATTGAGAGGTCGGAATTTCAATAATAGATAACTCCAACCTCTCAAAGGTTTCGTTGCAAGTTGAGCAGTAGTACTCATAAATGGGCACTAGTAAAGCTCCTTTTAAGCTACAGCAGCACTAGGAGTCATGGGTTCATACTCCATGAACACAGTTATAGCTCCAGTTGCAGGAGGCCCAGCAGAAAAAATAGTAGAAATTGTACCAGGAGCAAGCAATACACCTTGGACTGGAGTACTAACCAACAACTGGCCGCCAGCTAAAACACCAACATCAGTGGTCTTAACAGGTCCAGTAGCTTTAACGCCATCAAGTAAAAATAACTGATCTGCGCCAGCAGAAGCAGTATCAGTAGCACCGCTTAGAGTGTTGGCTCCAGCACCACCAGCAGGAGTGTAGCCAAACTGCATGGTGTTGGCTCCAGCAGGAAGGGCTGTAGATACCCAAGCACCTAGAGTTAAGACTCTAATAGGACCACCTGAAATGGTAAAACGAGTAGCAGTACCAGTAATATCAGCAGCTACAAGAGCATCAGAGATAACCATCTTACGTTGGACACTACTATTTAATAGTCCTTTAACATAGCCCATTAGAGACTTATTAGTAGTAACTGCCGCAACTGCTGCATCAGTCTTTCTACCAACAACATCTCGCATAGTAGTATCAGGTGCTGCATCCGCAGTAGGTACATCAAAGTACCCATCTACTACAGCTAGTTCAGTAACCAGTTGTTTGACATATGCGGTTATAGTATCGGTTGCTGTAACTGCACCAGAGGCGGCAGCATCAGATTTATTACCAATAACATCCCTAGTAAAGGTATTATCAGTATTGTCAGCACTCGGAACAGCCGAGCCAGAGCTTACATCATCAGCAGCTAGGGCAATAGCAGAGCCACCAGAGAAGCTATAACCTCCCTTGCCATCATAGCCATAAGCATACCAGGTACAGGCTAAACCACCTGTATTAACCACATTCTTAGTCAAGGCAGCATTGTCATTGTAGAAGTACCCAGAGACTAGAACATCAGTACTAGCCGTGGTGACCATCTCTACTACACCAGTAGAGAACTCACCATAGGCATCTACAAGGATTCTAGCTCCAGTTACTTCCACTAATCGAATTGCATTAACACAGGCATTGCCTGTAATGAAACCAACATACTTTAGTTTGCAGTAGAACCTACTCACTGTAGTCGCAGTGACTGCCCTCGCAGCTTCTACAGTAGCAGAGGTATCCTGCCATTCAATATCCAACCAACAGTCGGAACCAGTTACACTAAAGCCAGTAGTGAGAGCATCATCATTTCCAACCCCGATAATATTCTCGATGGTTATACTAGCTGCTGTGATGGTGAAGGTAGCTGAGTTATCGGTGCTGGAGAAGGTGATCGTAGGTCTATCTGCACCAGAACCAAGACCTATAATAGAAACACCAGCCACATCAGCAGCAATACCAGCAGCGCCTGTGATGGACTCAGTGTGTCCAGCTTTAACAACAATAATATCGCCATGGTTAGCAGTACACTTACCAATAGCAAAATCAATCGTTGCAAAAGGCCAGTTGTAGGTTCCATCGTAGCCGTTAGAACCAGCTTGCCCCTCGGGAGTTTTACCTACCCAAAAGATGGTACCAGAGTGGGTAGAGAGGATGGGCTGATTACGAACGGTTAACCCATGTTGAAACCCATTTGGGAAATTACTCATGGCCATTGGTTTTCTCCTTAAGCTCCTGCATTACCATACATATTAATAGGATTGTTACACTCAATGGAGTTCCTAAACCGAGTCTTAAACATAGCATCCCCGGTCATGAAGTCTCCTTCCTTGCCAAACTGCACACCAACACGCTCAAAGTGGATTAGGCCCACAGAGCTATTGACACTCTCACCAAGTAAGAACCATCCAGTGGTAGAGGTCAAGTAGGGCCATACGATGAGCTTCAAAGAAGGCCGAGCACGTTTGGTGGCATTGATGTCGTTATTTGCAGACTCAGGTTGTCCTACGGACTCTAAGAGTTGGAGGGCTTTGTACTCTAAAGCCGGCGGAACCAAGAGAGTCATAGGCGTTTGCATAATGCGCTTGCCACGATGGTCGGTTTGGGACTCAAAGGCAAGGATGGCGTTTTGGAGAGTAGAGTAACTAAGAGCCGATGCTGTAGCTAAGTTGCTCCAAGTACCTCCACCAAGCTTAGTCCTAGAGGACGCAAACAAAGCCCCTGTGTCACCAGCGGTGTGGTAGGTAGTAACAAAGCCAGTGTTAAAAGGCTCAGCTACAATGATGTGCCTAGTCTCACGAGCAGAGACACCAAGTTCTCTAGCGAAGTCTCGCATAGTACCATACTGATCGTCTTCGATAGCCTCTTCGGTGATACGACCTGAGAGAGCATAGGTGTCATGGACCCATGCTTTCTTAGGACCAGCTAGCCTACGGTCGGTAGCAATAGGATCACCCTCACCCTTTTTAGGAACAAGCCCCAAACCGGCATTAAAGGCAATCTCTTCTTTGTACTTAGAGCTACTCTCCACCCGGACAATCTGCCTCCAGACCTCGGGATAGCGTTTATACTCCTCAACTGCCAAGCCAAACAGCGCAGGAGTGTAGTTATTTACAAACATTGAACGATTTTCAGTAGTCATAGTTTAACTCCTTACGCCAAACCAACAGCGAGGGAACCAGGCCCAAACTGATGGTTGTTGATTTTACAAATCCACTTGCAGTAGTTGAGTGCAGTACCAGTGGTGGAGATAGCATTGTAAGCGTTGGCAATGGGGTCGTAGTAGGCGGTCCAAGGGAGGATCAGCTTAATGGGACGAGTGGCGGTGTTGTCTGCTGAGTTGGAGTCGATCTCCGCAGCAGAGATGCCGGTAGTAGTACTTGCAGTCTCAGTAAAGACAGCATCGCAGTTACCGAAGTTGTCTGCAATCTGTAAACTAGCAGTATCACCATCCTCTTGAGCTACTAGGAAGATATTAGGATCAACTGCTACTAAGGCAGCATAGTCATAAGTAGCTCCAGGAGTAGCTCCCATATATTGTACTGGCTCTAAGTGCTCAGGACGGTATGTAGCAGTAGGTCCGAGCTTTTTGTAAAGACCTAAGATAACTCCACACCACTCAGCATTAGTAGCTCCACGCTCAATAGTACCTGCAGTGACAGCCACAACAGGGTCGTAGATATATAAAGCAGTCCCATAGTTATTAGTAATGGGAAGAATGAGACAAGTTTTCCTCGCCTCAGTCATAAACAAGGGCTTGAAGCCCCAAGGGGTATTAGTATTTGCCATTGTGTACTCCTATTTGTTTGCAATTTAAACGGTTAGACCATCTTTATGCCTTCGGTTCCAGCCTCCTCAGCAGCAATGACTTCGATATTAGAGCCAGTGTCCTCACCTTTCTTTTGAGAGATTTCGTAGCCTTGTCCACTCTTTCCATCTCTTATAGCACTAACCATCTCAGCATGACGGAGGACAGGATAGGTACGGAGTTTTTCATCTAGTTCTATAGGACGGTAGATTAGAAAAACCCCTTGACGTTCTACTGCTCCATGGTCTCGAAAGTCTCTATGAAGCATCTTTTCCTTAATAATACATGGGCTCATTCGGTTTACTAACTTAAAGTACTGAACCTCAAAGACTCTATGACGAGTAATATCATCACGAATGTCTGCCCAGGCAAAGGCATAGTCTTTTTGGTTACACCACTTTGGAATCTCGAATGGGTCTTGGTATTTGTAAGTCACCTCTATATCCGAGGCTTGGGGAAAAAGGTCTTCTTGAGACTGGACCAATTCAGAAATGAAGTCCTTGTCTGTTGGTTTGGGCGCCAGAATGTCGTCGAGTACTTTATCTTCTTTAGTTTTAACCATCTCTTACCCCCTTAAGATTTCCTTACAAACATAGCATAGGTTTCTGGTTTAACTCCAAACTTCTTAGCAACGGCTATCTGTTCAGGAGTTAAAGTTACTTTGCCAGTTTGAGAAGAAACCCGAGTCTTATCCATGACTCTAGATGAATTATTAGTTGAAGAACTCTTAAGTTTATCAACCTTAGCGTCCTTAGCCTTAGCGTCTTCTAAGAGCTTATAGATTCCATAGGCTGCTAGCTCACCAACAGGGTGATCTGCAAGACCTAAGTTCTTAGCCATTTCAGGAAGTTCACTTTTAATCTTTGGATTGGCAGTTAGGTAGCCACCTGGGTCCTCTGATAGTATTCTATTAGCTTTTCCAGAGAGGTTAGTCTTCCACTGGTTGTGGCTTACCTCCTCCATGGTTTTGTTCTTTATACTAGAAGCAGTGTCTTCGGCTATATAAGCCATTACATTGGCTAGAATCTCAGGAAAGTTGTCCTTGTCTTTGTTCTCTTTGATTATTCCTACTAGTTGAGCCTGGGTTAGCTTCTCCTTTTTCTCCTCTTTAGTCTCTATTACTCTCTCGGGCTTTCTAGTAGAGACCTTTAGAAGCTCCTCGGTGAGAGTGTTTACTTGCTTTTGGAGCTTGGTAAGTTCAGACTCTTCTTTTTCAACCTTAGACTCTTTGCCCTCAATTTCAATCTCAACTTCTTTATCTTCTTTAGAACTAACTTCCTTCTCTTTATCTTCGTCCACACCCCCCAAATCAAAATCATCTACGTTAATAGTCATTGGGGCATGGACATCAGCTACCCTGTCTTCTACCGTGGCTTTATCTTCACCAGCCATGTTATTCTCCTAGGAATAATTTTTTGGTTAGTCTGCGGAATATGCCTTTGTAGGTCTCATTAATGATTTCTACTTTGTCAGGCGAAACCGCAAGGTTTGATTCTAAGATGTAGGTCATATCTCGTATCTGGTTAATACGAGTCTTTAGTTGGAGGAAAGTAATAAAGCTTTGAGGATCATTCGGCTCAAGATCAAGCATGGCGATGAAGAGGTTGTAGACAGTCTCCTCTGCTTGTTCTCTATAAGCCTCCCATCCTGGGCTATTGAATAGCTCCCTTAGATTCTCCAGTTCCAAATTGTGCCTCCCCAGCTTGTGAACCAAGCTGTTCTAGGTAAGTCTTGACAGTTTTTGCATCAAATCCCTGTTGAGCGGCTTGAGCAGCTATCTCCTCAGGGATACCCATTGCCATTATCTCTTGTTTGTTCTTACGTATTTGGAGGAACTGTTGGATCATAGCTGAAAGCTCGGGGTCTATATACTCTTCGGGTTCTCTATCAGTAGTAGATTTGTAAGAGTTTAAGACGTCAGTGTACACAGGAATAGGATTGGCTACTCCCATCTGTATAAACTGTTGAGAGAGCATAGCCAAGGACTCTATCTCCTGGCGCTCGGTGAAACGGTTAGAGACTAGATCAGAGCCTACTAGATCAAAGATGTAGATTTCAGAACAAGAGTACTGAGTTATAGGTGCTCCGGTAATCTTAATATGCTCCTCAACAGGCATATTGGAGACACAAAGGTCATGGATGTTCTTGAAGAGGTCTAGGAACTCTAAGTGGGTTAAACCTCCACGGTACTCGAACTTAATCTTACCCTCTTGAAGTATAGCTAAAGTACCTGTAGCAGTAGAACCCTTCTTTCCCACCTGAGCAGACTCACGGCCTTGCATAAAGTCTGTTACATTAAGAGTGCGCTCAAAGAAGGAGATGTATTGCATGATTAGAGGTATGAATTGTTGGGGTTGGAACATTTGGAGATTAGGAAAGAACACAGAGTCAGATGGGTTGCCCTCTACCTCATTCAAAGCTCCAGGGTAAATCTTAGGCTTGTTGCTTAGAAGTCCAGATAGTCCTCTCTTTACAAAGCCCCATGGAGTCATGGTGACGTCTGCAGAGTTGACACACCTATTCCACATGGCATCAACACCTAGTTGGATCCCAGCTATAAGGGTGTAGAGAGGATAACCCCAAGAGATACCTCGACGCTTTAGGAATCTTTGGCGGCGGAGAGGTTTTATGTTCTCGTCTATTACTTCTATCTGCTCTCGGATGCGGAATGGAGTGAAGGTGTTTTTTTCAACTAGAACTATAAGGTTCTCATCCTTCTGGTCCTCGCCAAAGAAGTCGAACTTTATAAAAGCCTCGTAAAACTCTATGGGTTTTTGGCGAGGTTGAAAGTCTGAGAAGTAATCCTGGGTTGATTCGGTCTTTTGTTGGGTGGTTTTTTCTATCTCAGTAGCCACATAGGACTCTAGAATCTTCTGAAACCCCTCTCTGTCAGGAATCTCTCCACCTTCAGGATTTAACCAACCTATCTCGCCTTGCTCTGCTCTATCAAGAATCTCACCTATGGTGATGTTACCCACATAGCGTATTACAGGTGCGTTTTCCCAGTCCTCGTCGTTGAGATGATCCTCATGCCAAACATATTCTATGGGTACTAGTTCAATACAAGGCTTGTCTATTTTGTACTCTTGAATCTCTCTACCCCAACCATTAGGGGCTTCTGGGTTTTGAACTAATCTCTTTACCTTTTTAGTCTTAGTCTCCCATGACAAAAGAGGATAGATGGTTCCATCTATGAGCTTCTCGTGGATTAGTTGAGGGACTAACTCTTCTATCTTAACTAAATTCTTTAGAACGTGGTTATCAAACTCTGTAATCTGTTGGGCCTCTTCTTTGGTTGAGGCTCCTTTGTTAGGTTTAGCTTTTATAAAAGGCTCTTTACCTATAACAGCATTAACTAATCTAGGCTCTACCTCATCCACACCCATGGTGGTTAGAGGAGCTATCATATTTGAGGCGTTGTCCCATGGGAAGTTAGTAGTTTCAGTCTCTTGGTAATAGGCTTTTCTAGAGGCTGCGACTGTGTCTAGGATTTTCTTCCTAGTAGAAGACCCATCAAAGCGATCGAATAGTACTCGAACATAGTTGCCTAGCTCTCTAATACGATTCTCTAGATGAGTGGTTGCCTCAGAGAATAGCTCTGGAGAGATGGGGAGGGTAGATTCCTCTGCTCCAAAGATAGAACCTGTAGGGCCTGTTAGGTCTGCCACTTAGGTCCTCGAATAGACTCTACCATCAGCAGAGCCTTTTTGTTTCATTTGCTTTTTCTTCTTGCTCATCATCTTAGCCATCTCTTCATCCGGCATCATATCGCCGTCTGGCATCTTGTGAGTTTTCTTGGTCTTGTCACCTTTCATAGTCAAAATCCTCCAAACAACTGGTTGCCTACAGATTCTCTATAACGTTCGTCTATTAGTTCTAACAAGGAGTTCTTGTTTTCAGTACTAAGTCTTTGACTCCATGGACGCTCGGAGTAGATGTCTCCTAGACGAGAGGCATTCTTTGCCATGTCGTCTTGGATTTGGGAGAGGCCTCGTTGGATTCCTGGAGTCGCATTCACTTCAGGAGAAGACGCTGCTTGTGGATTAAACTCATAACCAACCCGCCTTCTGACAGGACTTGCATACTCCCCAACCTTTCTATAATCCAACGGCAATACATACTTAGGATCAAACATCAACATCTCGTACTCGTCCCAACGTTTGGGATTGTAGAGGATGCCTCGGTAGCCGGAGGATTGTAGTTGGGAAGAGAGTTGTTGGTTGAAGGGGCCCGTACTCGGCATAGATGTAAAGCCTTCTTGAATTAATTTCTCTACATTGGTAGGTGGAACATACATATTATCTCTTCTTATAATGTCTTTTATTATATCTGCTCTACTAAATTCACTACCAAGCACTGGCTCTTTTACAAAAAGCACTTTGTTTGCCACCACATCATAAGCATCATTCAACGCCTTCCTACCCTCAGAAGTCATCAAGTTTACAGTCCGCTCCATAGGACTCCCACCAGATTGAGGAAGCACCCTATGGATGTACTCATCGGCTGAGAACTGTTTGGCTTTAGTTGGTAGCATGGAGATAGATACACCCGCTGGCTCACCTAGTTTATTGGAGATGGATTGAGTATCATGCAATGATTGTGGAAACCCTCTTTCTGTTGCCAACATAAGAGGCGTTTCTCCAGCCTTACCACCTATAGTTCTATCTAACGAAAAGCCCAAAGTTTTGTCTCTTGCTTGACTACTCATCCCATGATACCAACTACCACGAAGGATTTGGTCTATAGGATCAGGAACTTTTTCAATAGACGAGGCTCCTATTGGATCATAACCATATAAGGGGGCTGACCCCTTATCTAGCTGTTTTTTTATAACTTCTGGATTATACATATCTCCAGTATGAACAAACTGCTTCGATGTTACTTGGCTTACACTACCCCTACTCCTCATCTCCTCCGCTATCATCTTCCTTAAGGCTTGAATTTGTTGAGGAGTCCTAAAGTTAGAAGCTAAGTATCCAGGTTGAATATTCATAATACCACTAGCAAAGGCTTGCTTAGGACTCTCATCAAACCCAATAAGGGATAACAACCTGCTAATATCCTCCTGCGCTTCCTTCTTTCCACCACCATAAACACCCTTAAGCTTCTCACTAGCAGCGCCAGTAAGATACTCTCTAAACTGAGAGTAGAGGTCTTGAGTACCTTGGGATAGATTAAAGGTCGCCATTCGTTTGCCTTTTAAACAGTTTCCAACTACATATTAGCCCACTTACTATTAGCCTTCCTCTGAGCCCAAGTATTCATCACCACCACATTATCATCCTCATCTTGCTCTTCGTTAGGAAAAGCCATAGGGGGGTAAACCTCTGCTTTCTCGTCCTTTACCCGAGACGCTGCATCTAGTCCATCATCATGGGAGGCATATGGGAAGAGGAGATACTCCTCTTCAACAAACTCCTTAATATAATCCCGACCATCAACCTCCGAGTAAAGAGCTTCAGGTAAGTACACCTTTCCATTCTCGAATAAAGGAACGAGTTTCCTAATACGATCCTCCTTTTTAAGTTTACCCCCCAAAGGCTCAATCGTAAAATAGATACCATCCTCCTTCATCATGTGTTGAAAGTGAGCTATGTCAGCTTGGAGGCCATATTGTTCGTAGAGAACCTTGCGAATAGTTGGGTGCTTGCGCATGAGTTTAGAAAGAGCTTTCCAACGCTCAAAGAGGTTAAGACGCTCTCGGACTAAGTCTACTAAAAAGAAGTTACCTAAAGGATCCAAGCCCCATACCCAAAAGACAGTGTAGTCTGAGCCAGCACCTTGGGTCTTTTTCTCATTAGCAGGGTCACAGAAGAGATAAATGTTCATGGCTCGGTCTGGGAGGGTCCGATAGTACCTAAGCCACGCTTTCTTAAACTCCTGAGCTTCCTCAGCTACAGGGTCTAGGAGCATTTGGCAGTTCCAAACGTAGGTATTACCTTCACAGACTATGGTCTTGAAATCATCTAGCTCTTTCTGAGTAAGAAAGACAGAGACCCCATTGTTTACGCCCTTTCTAATCCTCTCCGCCCATGCTCCAGTACCTAGCATTTTAGAATACTGATCTGCAAAATGGTACCGAGTGCCTACTACTCTAACTGTACCCCCTCTGGCACCTAGGAACTGAGATAGCTTAAAGGCTTCATCGGTCTTCTTGATCTGTTCAGGAGTAGAAACAGAATCCTTAGTCACTACATCATCGTAAACTCTAATAGTATAGTGCCTAGAGGTAGGCATACCATCCACCAACCCCCATGCCTCTAAAGATGCTTCGTTGTAAACACCCTTCCGGTTGATAATAATCCCATCATCCTCTGACCACTTAGGGCTTTGATTTTTAGGATCGGAGTACAGTATATCTGGAAAGAGAGTCTTGAGGAGATCATTAGATTCAAAGGTGAGCTTAATTCTTCTAAGAAAAGCTTTAGCGATTCCTCTTGTATGGGAGAAGATAGCGATTCTAGCTTCAGGGTCATTAAGGAACTCTTGAATTATTAATCCATAGGTGAGGATAGTTGACTTAAAATGTTCCCTCGACCACAAATCCAATGTTCTATCATGGAGTGATTCTACCTCTCGAACTCGGTCTACTATCCATGGATGGTTTATAGTCTTGACCCCAAGGACGAAGTAGAGGAGAAAGAACAAATCCGTTTTACACAGTTCCCTAAGCTCACTCGCCATCTTAGGAATGTCATTATAAAGAGCATGGGCATAGAGAGACTGGAGAATGGACTCGTAGTCATTCTTGTAGTTACAATTCTCTATAGGAGTGAAGTCTAGTTTGAGCACATTAAAACCATTATACTTGTTTAAGCTATTGAGGGGTGTCTTCAGTACATGGAGTCAGTCAAACCTCCACCACAACCTCTTGCAACTCCTCTATAGTAATCTCCTGACCACAATAAGGACAAGTTCTCCACTTAGGGTTAACCTCTCTAAGCTCCTCACAGCATGGGATACGGATTTGGTAAGCATCTGAGAGGAGTTTCTTTTCGTACTTCTTAACATGGGTTACTGTGGGCACTTTATTCCTCCCTCACCGCCACTGGAAACAATCCTAAGATGCCCATGGCAGTTATAGTGTGGTCCACCTTAATATTCTGCTCCTTATCCAACCTAGCCACCACCCTGCTCCATGGATCAAGAGGCATAAGTTCAGCTTCGGCTTTGATAACCTCCGGAGGCTTAGCATCGTATAGAGCCTTGATGGTCTTAGTCCTACTAACCCTAATCTCTGCTTCCATGGAGGTTATAACAGTAGGAGTCACTCTCCCAGTTTCATCTCTTAGAGAGTCATGGAGTTCAGCTTCGGTTACTACCTCTGGTACCTGCGGCATGGAGCACCTTTTAAATAAACAAAAAGTTTTATTTTCTTTAATTATAAAAAAGAATATTTTATTTGTCAACTCTAATAACCGTTTCAACATTTTAAACAGTATAGTACTCTGCGTAGATAGCTAAACGAGCCTTTTCATCTCCACGTCGCTCTAAACATGGGGGTCATGGTGGGGCTTCGAGTAATAGCCATGCTGGAGCAGACAGCTTGAGTAGTGAGAGTAGTGAGAGTACTATGATAGTCATAGATGCCCATGCTATGAGGGCATAGCTTGTGGGGTGAGGGTTATCAAGAGTATGGAGAGTATAGGATATCTAAGTAGTCTAAGCCACCCATGTGCTATGGGCACAGAGTAGTAGATATAGAGTACTCTGGTATTTAGCATGGGAGGCGAGTTAAACTCCAAGTGCCTCAATTATGGATGCTCAGATTGCCCCAGGATCGACGCTGGGGGCATAGGCAAGGGTAAGTGCCAGGGTCTTTTAAGGGTTCAGCCTGGGGCACTGGAGAGCTTCAAGGGACTTATCTAATCATTTCAGCATCTTACAAACGAGTTATGAACATATGTGTAATTGTATAACCGGATGGATAGAGACTTGGGTAGGCTTAATGGCATATCAAATACCATGCCAATTAGCCTTGGCATGGGAAATAACATAGGGCTTCATAGTTCTTTTGTGAAATAAATTTAGGTTCCAAACCTAAATATTTTCAAAAAGAAAAACCTAACTACTTAGAATAACTACTTAAATCCAACCAACCCCTAAATCCTCCATATTTTCCCTAATCATTTCAATATGTTTAGGTATTTAGGTCTTTCCGTGGCTGGTCGACTTTGAGATAATCTTTCTTTCTACTCTCTTTTTTAAACAAATCACCTAAGTCTCTGTTTCTGTTTTTTCTTCTCTTTATAATATATATATATATATTAAATACTTAGAAAGACCCTGGAGAGCCACCCAAATATTTAGCTAAAACCTAAATATCCCCCTAAATCAATAACTTGCACCTAAAGGATTTAGGTCTTTTTAGTAAGGGGTTGGTTTAATTGGATAATTTGGGGTTTATTTAGATTTATTTAGAAGGGGAAAGGTAACAAAAGTGTAAGAGTGGAGGATAGGGAGTTTTAAGATGGTTCCCCATGTAATCTTGGCACGGGGATTGCATAGGGGGATATTTAATTTTTCCCTAAAAACTACTTGAAAACCCTTGAAATATATGGTAAAATAAGTAAACAGTTAAAATTTTTAAACAAAAAGGAGCTAAGTTATGGACAAAGAGGCTGAGAGCAAGGGAGTAAAGCAGCTAAAAGAGTTATATGGAGAAAGTGCTATTATCAAAACTCAAGAGGAAAGAAAAGAGGAGAAGAAAGCAGCACAGGCAAGACTTAGAGAGTTAATAAAAGAAGAAACAAGGCTCGAAGCAAAGAAGAACAAAGAGAAGTTCCATAGTGGAGTGTATTTTATCTTTACTGAGGGATTAGTGTTAATAAGAATAGGTGAGGCATTAGCCCCAAGTCAAAGGCTTAGTTATATAAAGAAAGCACAGGGGTTTGATTTAACTATGTTATATATACCCAACAACAAGAATCAAAGATATAATGAGGAAGAACTAATCCAAGACTTCCATCAAAGGTTTAAGAGAGATGCAAAGCAAAATGGCTGGTTTTATTTCACTGAAGATATACAAAGATACTTAAAGGAGATGGAAGGAAGATTCTACTATGAAATATATGGCTATAAGCATAGTAATATTATAAATGAAATAGTCAATACTAAGCAAGCAAGGGAGAATACCATAGCAGCACGGAGAGCTAAAGAAGAAAGCAAGGGGTTAGTAAGAAGTGGTAAAAGAGGCAGGCCAAGAAAGGAAATGGTAGAAGAAAATTCTAATAAAGAACTTAAGAGAGTAGCAAAGCATGAGGAGTTGTTAGAAAGTTTTGTAAAGAGCAAAAGTTAGAACTAACCCCAAAAGAAAAGGAGCTATAGAGGGACTATAGCTCCTGGGGGGTATCTTACCAACCTTATTTAACCTTGACCAACCTCCCATGCTCCATAATACCTTGAGCATACCAAGTATGAGATTTGGGATAATGCGGGCCTTCAAGATAGACTACTCCTGAGTAGTTAGATAAATCAGGGCCAAGACCAGGATTATAGCAAGTAACTACTTCACCATTAGAAAGAGCGTCTTTTAACTCTTTCTTTTTACGAAAATCCTTAGTTGTATAACTCATATCACCACCTCCAATCTCGCCCTAAGCTCCTGCCTCAACTCCCGGAACTTACTCTTTGTTGCTTCCCTATACTGAGTAACTCCTATCTTCCTATCCTGCCATAGCTGGCGAATATGCTCTGTGGCTTGATGATACTCGATCCACAAGGCGTTAAACTGCTTAGTTGCTATATCCTTTTGTAAAGGAGTTGCCTTAGACAAAGTGCGTTGGAACCAGGTGTGTTTTAGCATCTTTATTGCTCCTTATAAGAGTACGGATTCCAAGGATTAAAGAACTCTCTTTCATCCGAGAAATCATCAGGAGTTTGACCTATTGTTTCATCGTGCATAATAGGTTGTAATTCTCCACCACACCAAGAATGCATAGCACCAGACCTTATCTTTTCATTTCTGGCGATTTTAACAAATTGCTTTCCATCTTTCTGATAAATTAAACCGCCTTGTGTTTTCATGAGCTAACCTCCTATTATCACTCCTATTGCCTGCATTATCCATAAACTAAGGCCCATGCCTACTCCCATAATTACACCATATCCGATTAGAGTTAAGATTTGTAAGAGGTTTTGCATAGAATCACCTGCCTTTTATTTAGTTCCCTTAATCTCCCCTTGGAATATTGTCTAACTTTTTCCAAGGGGCTGTTAAAAGAACCAAATACAACTCCAGCCTTTACTTCACCATCTTAGCTTCCACCAGGATTTCCTTAACTTGCTCCGGGGTTAGCTCCGTGCCGTGCTTGGTTTTGGTGAGCCGGATGATAATAGCGGCGTCAATTTTCTGGCCCGCCTCTTTTTGGGCTGTGGCAACAGCCTCGACCCATGCCTTGACCTTCGCCGTAATGCCACCAGCCGGCGCACTTGCCGCACCCAGGGGTTTCACCCCATAAGCCTTGCACTTATCAGCCATCAGCCCCTGGCGCAGCCCATTGATGGGTTTCTGGTCCCCTGCCGCTTTCATCCCCGGAGGAATGGCCCGGGCAAAACTTACACCTTCAAACTCTGGGTCTTTCTCCATACCAGGAACGTACTGAGCAACCTTAAAAGTAACCTTAGTTCCTGCGCTCGGTTTGGTTTTCTTCTTAATCTCTACGGCTTCACTCATGTTTTAAGTCTCCTTTAAGTTTTGGTTTATTTCTACCTATGTATATAGCACTATATATGCCAAATAGCTACTTTTTAGAGGAAAATAATAAAATATAATTTTGGTCTTAAATGGTTGATTTTATTGGTAAAATTATTTCCTTGGCCCATGCGCCGAGATATGTTATAATGATTTTGGTTAAAAAAGGAAGATTGATGGAACATTTCTCCCCATGCCATAGACGTAAATCCAAAATCTGCAATAAATCCAATAACTTAAAATGGGGTGTTTTACCCCATCACCTGGAACATTTCTCCCCAAAATCAAGTACTCTACTCTCAAGTCCTCTAACCTACTCCAACTTGTCTTATTTTCTAAATAATTCCAATAACTTATGATTAATTTCTCAAAATCTTCCAAAATGGCCCAAACATTGCATTAAAGAATATCACTTATAAGCGGCCCATGTGCCAGGATAGGAGAAATTATTATTGTTTCTAAAACATAAAACAGTAAACTACTAAGTTTGGAAAGACCACTATAACAAAGGAAAGGAAAAATGGAAGACCTATTAGTTAGATTATCCAAAGCAGATGGTTTAATAGTTAGTAAGTCAACTTTATATAAATGGAGCGCAAATGGAAAAACACACCAAGATATATTTGAAAGACTTGGAGGAAGAGTATATGTAAATATTACTAAGCTAAATAATATTCTTAGTGGTAAAATAGAAACTAATGAGTAAGAAACCATATAGACCTAAAGCCTTTCAAGAAGCAGCAGTAGAGTTTAGAAAGGATTGTTGTGAAATCTGTGGAATAGAAGAAGGAATAAAACGAAATGCTCTAAGTGTCCATCACAAAGATGGCGACTGGACAAATAATGATGAAACCAACACTCAAACATTGTGTCAATCCTGTCATCAAACATTACACTGGAATGAAGTGAAAGGAGGAATATCAGGAAGGTTGAAGAAGTTAGATAAGCTACTTAGACTATATAATCAAGGAGTCTTTATAAACTGTATTACAGACGGGCTTGGTATGCCTAAGAAGCCCTCCACCCCCTAACAAGAAAGGAGTCTTCTTATGTACCTAGAATACTCATCCTTTAGAATACCAGAAGCTAAAGAGGGAATAGGTTGGAAAGTAGCTATGGAAGTTTTACCACTTGAGTATAAGGACTAACCCATGATCCCATCTTATACCTACTCAGCTCTATTAGACTACGACAAATGTGCCTACACCCAACTCCTTAAAGAGCGTCATGAGGAACTACTTCAATTCCAACTAGCCATAAGTGCCGAGCTTGAATCATTAACCTTAGAACTCCAAGTCTTAGATTGGAGAAAGAACTCAGGTAAGACTATAACTAAGAAGATCACTCTTTATGAGGACTTCTTTAAAAAGGTTAGAAAGGCGCCAAGACAGGATAAGCATATAGACTTGGATGTAATGGCCGAGGCGAGAAGGGCCTTGGAGGAGCTATAATGAGTAAAACAAGTCCAGAGGTATTGGCAGAGATAATAGCAAGTTCCAAGGCAAGAGTTTTGCCTATTCCAAGAACATTTATACCTCCAAAAGTGTGTCCAGCACTTGAAACTATTCATGTTTATACCTTAAAACTAATGGGAATACCCACTTGGTTTATAGCATCATTTGTACTTGGAAAGAGTAAAAATTATGTAAGAGAACAACTAAAAGCTATGGGATATAAACATAAACCAGCGATCAAAATTAAAAGAAAGCTGATTTTAAGACAAACAAAGGTATAACCATGGAGGATCAAAAGATGGACTTAGTCATTACTCCTAAATCTACTACTCCTAAGACTTCTAAACCTAACATTAAAAAAGAAGCTGCTAAAATGGTTTACAAAGCTTTTGCTAAACTCTACCACCCTGACCTTCATCCAGAAAACGCAGAGAAAATGCAAGAAGTCAATGCATATTACAACGAGCTAAAACAGCTTGAAAAATCTAAAACTCATATCTCTATTATACTTGACAACTCAGGTAGCATGAAGATAATCAGACATCAGAGTATAGGAGCTTATAACAAGTTTGTCTCTACTCAAGATACAGGTTTTGGAAGTAATACCTTCGCCTTAACTACCTTCACTCAAAAAGGAGAGATAACTCCGTTAAGTGACGCTCAGAAGCTCCGTCTAAAGGACTATGCTTGTGGGGGTGGAACTCCATTATACAAGACTATAACCTCTACTATCAAGGATATAGATTTAGCTCTTAATAGTCCTTCTGATGTAGTAGTTATTATAATTACTGATGGTCAGGACACTCAAGGAGGTCTCGAAGGAGCTCGGAGCCTGATAGAACAAAAGTTAGACTTAGGATGGCAATTCATCTACTGCTCTCCAAGTTGGTACAAAGACCAAGGCTTAAAACTTGGAATCCCTGAGCAGTGTATTACTACTCTTAAGGATATAAGTATAACCATGGAGCTTATCAGCTCTAAGCTCTTAGGTTATAGAAGTGGGAGGACTAAACAAATAACTTTTGAAGGAAAGTAATTAAGGCTCTAATCTAATTTGATAGGAGAATAGGTTATGGAATGGGAAGACGTTTCAGATAATTGGAAGGGACCTACACACGCTTTTACTAAAGGGGACTATACACTTCTTTGTCTGAAAAGTGTCATAGGGCTTCTACCCCATCAAATCGTTGAAGCCCAAGCCTGGGCCGATCAAACCATCCGTGCCCGTGAACTCCAGAAACCCCAATCCCGGGTAGGAACGAAGGTGAAGAAGGGGGATTTGTTTCCGGTAGGGACGGAGTTTGATTTCAAGGGGGTTAGTAGAAAGATAGTATGGAAAGACGGAGCCCCCTATCTGCGGTCCTTGAGTTGGAATGATTTTTGGTCACCCGAGCACCTCCTACCAAACCAAGGCCCTGATCAGGTTTCAATAAACACCAAAGACATCCTGTGGCAAGACTACACCATCACCAAAATCGGCTCCGGGTTGGAAAAGGAGGAAGGCATAGAAGTGAAAGAAGTAGATTTAGCTGATATTACTAAAAAGGCCTGGCAAATGTGGAAAGCTGCTGGGTATAGTTCCGTTATTAATGGCCATGGTTGGGAGCTGGACTGTGGTGTTCCCAACTGCTCTCCCTACCTAACAGGCTCCAAACCAGAGGTCCATAAGCTCTTCCACGGAGCGAAATGGGACTGCCACGATTCCTCCAACCTCGGCCAGCCTGTTGATTTTTGCTGCGCCGTGATGAAAGACGGATCGCTGCGCTTTGCTGACGGGCACAAAGCAGGGGAGTGTCCATTTCTGCTTTATAAAGAGGTGCCTAAGCCTTCAATCATCCATAAGAAAGGCTATGTGATTATAGGCAAGGTAACCGGAGAGCCGTACATCTATAACTCCAGTACTGACCTTTTCAACCTTTCGGAATTTAATACGTATCCAATAGAGAATGTCATAGGCCGTACTATGCAAGACGGTAAAATCATTCTCGCTGTCAAGGATGGTATGATTGTTTTCTATGAAGTCCAGGAGAAAGAAGTAGAGAGGAAGTAGCATTGTAGCCTACTCTTAAACCGTTTATAATTTAACCAGAAAGGAGCTTTTATGAAAGTACAAGACTACTATGATGATTTAGACAACTCAGAAGTTTTTACTACTCTTCATAACAAAGTAAAAGCGTTATTAACTCTTGACGACCTAGTGTCGGTTGTTGTATGTGTTCTATTGTAGACAGATAACCATCCAGAAGTTACAAACAAACTAAACTCCTTTGAACTGCCGGAGGAACTATGAAAACAGGAACAATACTCTCTATAGAAGTAGCAAGCAACGGTTTTATCCTAAAAATCTCGTGGCCAGCTAACCCACAATATATTACCACTAACGTGTATAAAACCAAACAGGAGTTGTTACAGTATTTAAAGGAGAGTTTAACCTAATGAAACTCCCAACCTCACCACAATCCCCCAACCTCTCTCCAACAGCCTTCAAATGGCTTATTATGGCTGAGTCTGGAATGGGTAAGAGTAGCTTTCTTGCCTCTATCCCAGACATCCTTATAACCGACCCAGACTCGGGTTGTCAAGCTCTACCTGGCTATGTAGTCCAAGTTCGGAATTGGATGGACTGCAAAGACTTACTCAAAACACTCCAACAAGGAGAGAATATTAAACCCTACTCTTGGATAGGCATTGACCTCTTAAATGTAATCTACGAGTTCTGTTATACCCACGAGTGTAAGCGTATGCAAGTAGCTTACCCCTCCGACCTAGACGGCGGCAAAGGCCATGGAAAAGGGTGGGCTATTATCACCAAGGAGTTTATAGGATGGCTTCGAGACATGGGAAACTTAGGGCTTCCTCTTGTAGGCACTTGCCATGTTAATATGGTAGAGGTAGAAATAAAAGCCCGAAAGTTCCAAAAGGCCACCCCATCCTTCGTAGGAAGTGGTGCAACATCAACCTACCGTAAAATCAAAGAGGCTTTTGATATAGTAGGCTATCTAACCATTGACCTACCAATAGGAGAGCAAGAAAAGGATTTACGAAAGGTCGTAGCTCCTGATGCTGCTTTAATAGGTCTTGCCAAGCATCAAACCATAGAGACCTCTGACACCCGAGTAATTCACTTTCAACCTTCTCAATATTGGGATGCTCAGGATACGAGTAGACAGTTGCCTGCTAAGGTGGTGCTCTCTAAAGAGTGGAGTGAGGATTGGAGTACAATACTAAAAGCATGGGAGGGTAGAAAGTGATGAAATGGAAAAAGCAAGAAGGTTATTCTACTCAAAGTATATACCATACAGAAGGTTACTCTTTAGCTTGGCTAGGTAGTTATACATTTCATGAGTGGCGTTTGTATAAAGGCAGAGTATACATAGACCCCATAGATACCATGCATGGAACCAAAGGTGAGTACTTAAAGGCCCAACAATGGGCAGAGCAAATAATAAAAGGGAGGAAAGAAACCATGCCAACTTTTAAAGCAGGAGACAGAGTGGTTCTAAAATCAATAGACGAACTATCCAACCCAAGCTATAAAACCCAAGAAATAGGAGTTGGAACTATAATCAAAGTACCAGGTCCTACGGACTGGTACTCAGTACAATGGGCTGATGGCACTAGAAATGGCTATCCAGAAACAGACCTAACAGAATGGAAGGATAAAACCATCACCACCACCAAAGAAAACATCCTCAAGACCCATGCAGAGGGTTGCTCTGCTACCAAGAAAGCCTTAGAGAATCTTTATCCAGAGGTGTTTAAAGAGAAGATTGACAGCCAAAATGTGGACAAGCACTTTGCTATCATAAACGGTGCACTACTTATGAGTCCTCAACTCTCTAAGGAACTAAACTTTTCAGGCTGGTTGATTAATGATGAAGACGAAGAGATATTAAGATCTCCTTTCTTTAATGGCTGGGTTGGGTATTATATGGGGGTATCAGATATGATAGATTGGTTAGAGAAAATTAAGAGGGACTAGCCCTATGCCAACCTACACCTGCCCAATCTGTCAAGAGTCTTATTCCCTCGAAGATATAGACTCCGAAGACCTTGGAGCGCATGAGGACTGCATGGGGAGTAAGGTTTGGAAAGAGTGTGTTGAGTATACTACTCCATGCTGTGGGGTAGAACCTGTAGAAGAGAAGGACTTAGAAGATGGAGAGGACTAAAGGATTGGAAGAGCTACTCCAAAGACAAGGACAACACAAATCGGATGGAATGGAATTAATACTATTCACACGAGCAGGAGAGTTTGGAGTTGGTTACTTTGATTCCTATGAAACTGACTCAGACCATCTAGACTCTGAGGACTGTGAATATGCTGACAGCCTAGAAGAGGCTATAGACAAAGCCATCAAACGTTGGTCCTAAAAGGAGGAACCCTATGAAATGAGCCTACGTGAGAACTTAATGCTCGAACTATCCAAACTTCGCACCAGCCGAGAGCGTCCATATCCTCTCCAAGCTAAGAAACCTAAACTTAAACTCCAACAGTCCCAAAAGGACAAGCTTTTGGACGAAGCAAAACAACTACTTGAAGGCATAAAGGAGGAATTTTAAACAATGGCAATTCTAGAAGGACTTGGTCCCAAAGGGAAAATGTTTGATGAGTTACCTGTAGGTGATTATCTTTTTGAGGTTGGTGAGCCTGGAGACAAAGGATGGATTAGCGAAGTCTCTGACCAGGATAACCCCAAGCTCACCATGTCTTTTATTAACTGGAGGCTTAGGGTCTTACAACCCGAGGAGTTTAGTGGTAAGCCTTTCTTCCATTCTACTATGTTCTACGCCTCACCGGAGAAGATCGCTATGGCTAAGAGACCTTATGACCCTCAAGGTTTTTTCTATCAATTTATGGCTGCTATCGGAGCAGCTGTGAAGGATGGGAATGAGGCAGTTATTTTAGATGATTACTTAACTGATGGCGAAGTGGATTTAGATAAGACCGTCGGGTTAAGGTTCCATGGAAGGGTGAGTAAGCAAACCGGAAAGGATAACAAGGAGAGGATACAGTTGGATACCTCGGCCGTGTATCCTGAGTAAAAACTCCGAAACGGTGGGGTTAGCACGAGTCGCCGAGCGTCTTGTGAGGGTTGCTAAGCTTCCTGTTCTAACTCCACTGTCAGCAAGTAAGTCTTGCTCTGATGATGGAGGAGGAGGATTAATTATGATCGCCCCTGATCAATTAAGAAAATGTGCAATGTGCGTTTATGTAGCGGCTGATGAAGGGCCGGCTGAGGATATAGCCAAGCACCTTAATCAAGCTGCTGAGACGATTGAGGAGCAGGCGAAGGAGTTGGAGGCTAAAGACAAACTGGTTTTGGCTATTAGAAAATATCTTTCAACCGATGGTTATAATTCTAATTGGCAGGAATTAAAAGAAGCCCTTACCGCCTACGACCAAACTAAAACATTCAAGCCCGGTGATATTCTTAACAAAGTCTATGGTGGGGCCAAATAATGGATTGGTTACTTTATGCTTTTGAAAGTAAGCCCGAAAGAAATATGAGGAAATTTAGAGCTCGTTTGACTTTAACCTCTGGAGATCACAATAATAATAACAACTATAGTTGGAAAGAAATGACCCCTTTATTTTTACTTTTACTGCTTCCTATTTGTTTTTTACTTCTATTGTTTTTTTGTGCCAAATCATAAGGAGCCCCAAAATGGCTGAACCATGTTCTAACTGTGGTAAAAAGTGCTGTAATGGCATTGACTGTTTCTATAAAGAAATAGAAGTAGATTTAATCCCGCAGGAATACGAATGGAAATGTCCCAAGTGTAAAGATACTAATTTTATTAATGATGAAGACTACATAGAAAATTGTGAGTGTCGTGAATGTGGACAAGAGGTGAAGTTGGTTTTGAAGGATATGAAACAGGAGCCAAAATGACAAACTATAGGAGCCCCAAGATGGGAACTGATGAAATTGGTCTACTAAAAACAGACCCTATTTTAAATAAACAGAACACACAATATGATCCAGCTAAACATTTAGGCGTGTTTGATCCGTCTTGTTCTAAGTGCGAAGCCCTGGCAGAGAGGTTAGCAGAGGCGGAGTGGCTGTTGACTCGATGGGCCAAACTTTTATCCTGCGATTACCAAGTAGATTTAAAGGAACAAACTCAAGCCTTCATCTGCCACCAGACCCCAACTAAGTGGGTGGTGGTGAGGCGAGATGCCTTAGAGAAGATACGAAGCCTGTCTGTAAACATTTATGACCTTTCTACTAAGAACTATAATAAAGCAGAATCGCTGCAAATTAATGAAATAGTTGTTAGCGTGCTCGAACCAAAGGAGGAAAAATGAGCGACGGCATAATGCGCAAGTTTATGAAAAATACCGCCACTTGTGTTCATTGCGGTAAACTTGGACACCTTGTTTTAATGAGGGCTACCAATAAAGATCAGGTATTTATACAGCGGTGGAGTTGTGAACTTTGTAAAAGTCCATCTCGGTAACGTTTATTTTAGTGGGCGTGAGTGAATCGAGGTAAATCTTTATTAACGAAAACCGCCAAAAGCAATAATAGGAGGGAGGTTATGGCAAACATTAATGGTGAAAAAATGAATCAGCCCAAAATCATTGTCCTCTGTGGCTCCTCCAAATTCTGCGATGTTATGGCCGTCTGTGCCTGGCTCTTAGAAAAAAACGAACAGGCCATCACCATGGGCCTGCATCTCTTGCCCTGGTGGTACGGCGAAGAGCTGCCCACCAGCCATTTAGCGGAGTATGAAGGCGTGGCCGCAGCCATGGATGAACTGCACCTGAGAAAAATCGACCTGGCCCAGGAAATCTTTGTGGTCAACGTCTCCAATTACATCGGCGAAAGCACCACCCGGGAAATTGCCTACGCTCAATCCAAGGATCTCAATATCCGCTATTTTACTTCTGACCCGATCGGAGAAACTGTCTGGAATTTAATGGCAGAAGCCAGCACCAGACACAAAGAGGACACCCCATGAACTGCGACCGTCCCAAATGCGCGCCCTCCACTGGCCGCGGCCCTGATCTGGGTCTGGGCTTTGTGGGGGTAATATGACCGACCGCGAACGACCCCATGACCATCTTCCAAATCCTCACCCCCGCCCACCGGGCCAAGGGTCTTTTCTGGACCCGGGCCTGGTCCCTGGTGGACGGCTGCACCCCTTGCAGCCCCGGGTGCCTCCACTGCTGGCTGCGGGGCTATCCCTTCAACCTCAACTATCCTCCCGGCCTCCTGGATGCTCACCGCCGCCCTCTGGCTGCAGCCATGACCACAAAATGACCGAAGACCTAGACCTAACCTCTCTCCTCCAAGCAGCTGAGTCTATAGTATCCAAACAACCTAAAACAGGCTACTCTTATGAACCAGTTCAATACGAACAACGCCATGCTATTATACACTGTTCTACTTGTAACATCACCTATACTGGTTTTATGACCTGTATAGTAGGAATGGACAATCTCTATGAGAATTATAATTCCAAATGGTGTCCTAAGTGTATCTCTACTCAAGCCGAACTCTGGTGGAGTCAATGCTTTAGACTTAGTAACGTAGAGGAACTATAAAATGGCTTCGCTTAGTCTTTTAACTCAAACCTCCAATCCGTTTAAAATGCAAACGGTTAGCAGTCCTGTTTCCATAGAACACTGGTGCTTTCGATTTGGGTACTTTCCATTAACCCATAGAGGCTTTATTCTATTCCTCCCAAGAAAGGAGTTTGACTATGTCAATAATATGGACTTGCAGAGTGTGTGGGTATCAAACTAATCCTACTAGTTATAGTAGAATGATGAAGATAAGCTCTTTCTACGTTCTAGACGAGGTAGCTACTGGTGATATACTTTGTGAGTATTGTTTATAAGAAAAATTAAATAAAACTCGCATAGAGTGCATGGAGTTAGTGTATGACTAAGAACTGTCTAAACTGTCGATGGGGTCCAGAGTGTTTGATGAAAGACTATATAGCTAAGTGGTGTAAGGAAGAGGCTTACTTTAGGTGGGAGCCTGTTATAAAGAAAGGAGAATACATATGCCTAGTACAAGAGAAGAGTTTGATAAAAAATACCAACTAAGGTGCTTAAATTGCTCAATGCAGTGGGGCCATAATAAGTTAGCTATAGAGGGAGAGTATGATAAACATATTGTATTCTCAGATTTAACTGTAAGAGAAATTCGTTGTCCTGGTTGTGGAGGATTATCTGCATTGGTTGATGAATATCAATTATATAGGAGATAATCTATGCCAGTCTTTACATCCAAGCACCATCGGGCACTTGCTGAACTTCTCGGTAACTTAGACCGTCATGATTCCATAGTCCAAGACCTAACTGAGAGGTTTGGAGAGTTCTTGGAGAAGGATAATGAGAGGTTTAATTTTAAGAGGTTTCAGAGTTATGTGAGTAGAGTAAGGGAGGGGAGAGAATAATGCAAACATTTCCATACGAACAAGACTTATACCACTGTAACTCTTGTAAGCAGACTTTCAATATAGGTATTATATTTGCAGGATTCGAAGTTGTACTAGATGGTCTTTCTTTTGAAAGAAAATTCTTTATATGTATTAAGTGTTTAGAATCTGGATTAAAACAGTTAAAAGAAGATATTAAGGAGAATAAAAGTGTCTAACCCCATTCTAACCTTCGATCACTCACAACGCTCTTGTTGGCAATCCTGCAAGCGTAACCACTTCTTCCGTCATGGACTAGGCATCCGCAAAGCCACCCCTGACTCAGCAGGCTTTTCCTTTGGTTCTGCTTTTCATGCCTCCTCAGAGACTCTCGACATAACCGGAGACATAAACTCCGCCATGGCTCAGTTTACTGAGATGTTCTCCTATCCAGATGACAAAGTCCGAACTCTGGTTAGGGCGAGAGAGTTACTCCTTGCCTACCAAGAGTATGTATCCAAAAAGCGTTGGCTCTTCACCCAAACCAGCCCCTCAACTATGGAGATAGCCTTTAATGAACCACTCACCCCACGTATCAACTACGCTGGACGGTGTGATCGTCAATTTAAAGATGGAGATATTGGTGAATGGAAGACCACTTACTATCTCTACAACTCCTCCGGAAACGCCATGCCATATCTACAACAATGGTGGGGGCATAACAGTATCCGTGGATATGCATGGGCTAGAAAGGCTAATGCAGTGGTTGTGCTTGGAGCTGGAGTCTATCCACAAAAAGAGGGTCGAGGAGGAAAAGCCTATCCGTGTGTAGAGAGCTTGAGGATACCTATTCAAGAGTGGGAGACAGAACAGTTTATAAGAGAGGTTACTGAGATAGGTGAGGAGCTTATCTCCTATTACCAACACCATGGATTATTCATAGGCGAGAGGTTTAAGGAGAACATGGAGCTTACTATGAGTAATAAACTCTGGCAAGGGTTTGCTACCAACACAAGCCGTTGCTATTTTAACTTGACAAACCCGTGTCAGTTCCTTGATTTGTGTACTCGTAATGTCCCAAAAGGACTAGTAGAGGCAAACTATGTCTTAGATCCTTTCCTCCCCTGGATGGAGACTGTAGAAAATGGAGGCGACTAATAATGCCACGACCTAAGAGACGCCCAGAAAATGGTCCGCTGCTACATGGTGGGTACGTATTTGTACTATGTGCAGGACATCCAAGAGCTAACAATAGTGGATATGTGTTTGAGCATATTTTAATTGCAGAGAGGTTAATAGGAAGGTATCTTCGTAACGGAGAGGATGTACACCATTATGGTGATCGAGCAGACAATACAAAGATTGTAATTTGCGACTCTTCTGAATATCATAAGCTACTGCATATACGAGAGGAGGCTCTGCGTCATAGTGGAGACGTTCACAAAAGACATTGTATCTTTTGCAGAAGGTATGACTATGTAGAAAACCTTACCAAACAAGGTCATACAAGTACTAATATGTACCATAAACCTTGCAGGAATGTTTACCTAAACAACACAAAGGGTCTTACAAGAGACCCCATTAACTATGTATTAAAAGATTTTCCTACCTACTCTTG